GATGCGTTGTGCTTTAGTTTGTTTGGTAAACCTTTTCGTAATATCAACAAACCACAACTTCTTAACTCTGTCAATGCGTCTAACTGTCTTGTAGAGGTAGAGTTTAAAGTTGGTGGTAAAGATGTAAAAGTTGTTCGTGGCATCAAACCAAATGTTTTTGAGATTTACATCAATGGTAAGATGTACAATCAAGATGCCAACGCAAGAGACTACCAGAAATATCTAGAGCAACAAATACTCAAGTTGAACTATCGTAGTTTCACACAAGTGGTAATTCTTGGTTCATCAACATTTGTTCCTTTCATGCAACTCAAGGCTAGACATCGTAGAGAGGTTGTTGAAGAGATACTTGATATTCAAATTTTCTCTTTGATGAACATGATACTCAAACAAAAATTAAAAACTATTGAGGCAGACCATAGAGAGTTGGAATACAAAGAATCTTTGACGAGTGAAAAACTTACACTCAAAAAGAAATATATTCAAGATATTCAAGACAACCGTAGAAAATTAATTGAAGAAAAGACTGTTTTGATTGGTGGAAACGAAGAAGAAATATTCAAGAAGAAAAGAAAGATTTCTGACCTTCAAGATGATATTGAGGGTATGCATGAAAAAATTTCAAATGCTGCTAAGGTCGTTGAACAGTTTGATAAACTGAACGATCTAAATTCACAATTGAAAACAAAACACAGGTCGCACAAAAGACTTATCAAGTTTTTTGAAGAGAACGAAGATTGTCCAACTTGTCAATAAATGAGGTCAATCAAAATATACAATCAAACAATGTTGAGATTGCAAAAGAGAACAGTTCAATTGGCGAACTGGAAAAGTTCAATGCAGCCTTAGACACAGAGATCAAACAATTACAAGACGGCCATGTTGATAAAAAAGACCATGAAGAGGTTGTAAGTTTACAAGAGGAATTTGATACAGTCAGTAAAGAGAAAAATAAGTTGCGAGAGGAAAAGGTTTACAGTGATGCGGTAAGAACCATGTTGACTGACCAAGGTATCAAAACTAAGATTATTAAACAATATCTTCCCATCATGAACAAGCTTATCAATACTTATCTTACATCTATGGAGTTCTATGTGAACTTTACGCTAGATGAAAACTTTGATGAAACTATTAAGTCAAGATACCGTGATGACTTCACTTATGCTTCATTCAGTGAGGGTGAGAAAATGCGAATTGACCTTGCGTTGCTTTTCACTTGGAGAGCTGTCGCAAAGATGAAGAACAGTGCAAACACAAACTTGTTAATATTGGATGAAATTTTTGACAGTTCACTTGACGGCACGGGCACAGATGAGTTTTTAAAAATATTAAATACTCTTAGTGATGAAAACATTTTTGTGATCAGTCATAAACAGGACGCACTTGCCGATAAGTTCAGAAGCACAATCAGATTTGAAAAGGTCAAAAACTTTAGTCATATAACGGAGTAATAATATGTTTATGAAATCACTAAAACTACAATACGAATCAGAGATTGCGAAAGCAAAAGATAATATTGAAGTTTACCTTAGTAATCCAGCTGGGATCGGTGAACACCCTGATCTCGCTGCTGCGATTGATAGTCAAATAGATGTAATCGCACATGCAGAGGATAAGTTAGGTGTTATAATGAAGCACTTTGGACATAAAATCTGATGAAAAAAAGAATTCATATCAATATGCACAAAATTCGTGCAAACAAAAAACACGGCACAAAAGAACCTGTGATTACCGTGAAAACATCAAAGACGAATACATATGGCCATGAGGTCGAAATATTAGGTGAAAGCAAAGTTGTTTATTCACCAGACAAACCTTTGTCATGTGGCGCCAGGGTATGGATTGAAACTGACGCAGAGGTAAAGATAGATGGGCAAGCGCTCGGACTTTGAACGTAAACCCAGAGACTTCTATCCTACACCGTTTGCAGCTGTAGAACCTCTTATTGAGCATTTACCAAATAAATTTACATTTTCTGAACCATGTGCTGGTGACGGTCAATTGTGCCGTCACCTTGAATACTTTGGGGGAATATGCACATGGGCAAGTGATATAGAACCCCAGTTACAGGGTATCGCAAAAAATGATTACACTGAGATTGGCGCACATGAAGTTCTAGAATCAAAATTTATAATCACAAACCCGCCATGGGATAGAAAAATTTTACATCCTATGATTGAACATTTTAAATCACTTAAACCTACTTGGTTATTATTCGACGCAGATTGGATGCACACACGACAGAGCCGTGAATATATAAAATATTGCAGTATGATTGTAAGTGTGGGGCGAATCAAGTGGTTTGGAAATATGACAGGCAAAGATAATTGTGCTTGGTATTTGTTTGATAAAGAGACTACACCGACAAAATTTATCGGTAGAGTGTGATAAATATGTCACACTTTAACCTAAAATCGAAAAAAACGACATAGAATGCCATTTTTTGTTTGACAATATCAGCCCTATATGCGAAAATAAATATAGTGATGAGAGACAAAGAGGTTATTTTCCATGATGTCATGTAACTGGATTGTTCGTAATCTTCTGATAAAAAAGAAGATGTTGAAAGAAGCCGGAGTTGACGTTGTTCCTCTTGACAATGAACGGAAGGTGAACAAAGCATTCAAGGATGCTGGGTTGATTTTCCCAAAGTTAAATAATAGTGGAAGAGCCTAATTTTCTGCTTGACAATATCTTCCTAGTATGGTAGCTTTAGGTATGATGAAAAACAAATCGACAATCGCTCGACTTCTTGCTGAAGAAGATATCCATGTCGTCAATAAAAAGATGGACACGGCGTACTTCAATATCAAGAAGCGTGAGTTGGGACTCCCCATCTGGAAGGATGAGATTTCCAAGGTAGAA